TATCTGCTACATTTGCAGAAGCAAGCGCAGATCAAACAGAAAGAGCTTATGTAATGGCGGTGATACTTAATAGAGTAAGATCAAATTTTGGAAATTATGGAAAGACTGTATACGGTCAATTAAGAGGAAGAAATCAATTTGAATCGGTAACTGGTAGAAATACTAATAATTTTACTGTAGGACCAAATGCAAAAGCACAAACCAGTATATATGGAGCAGCTGAAAGACTATTATCATCAGTGCCAAGAGAATATTTATTTTTTACCTCTGCAAATAGATCTTTATTTTATGATAAAGACGGAAGATCTATAGTCGGTAGAGACTCTTCTAATTTCGACAATGCTGTAAAAAATTATAAACTGATCGGAGGATCATATTTTGGATAATTTAAAATAAAGCTATGTCATTAAGATACTATCCAACTTTTAGAATAAAGACCGATCTTATTACGAACGGTAGTGAGTTAAAGACTTCTAATGGTCCATACAAAGGCAAATACTATATAACTTATGATGGAAGAAAGTTTAGTGGTGCAAATCCTATAGTCGGACCTAACGAAGAACTAAGACCGATAAGCGAAGCTTCAAATTCAAATTATATAAACGCGTCTGGTTTTCCAAATGAACTAAAACAACAATTCGTAGATAAAACTCCTAGTTTATCAATAAAAGCGAATAAGCAACAAAATACTGGAGCACCAACACCATATTTTCCATTTGCTAGTGACGGAGACTATAAAAAAGGATATCTGCTTAGATCTTTTGTCAAAAGAGTTAATGATCGTGGATTTGTTACTGAAATATCAAATCAAGAATACTCAAACTTTATAAATGGCACAGTAGATTACGATGTATCTGACTATTTAGTACTTCAAATTTTGTGGAAGCTAACAGGACCATTAAACTCAGTAAGAGTTAATCAATACGATACTAGAGTAGGAATAATAGAGACTAACAAAAGATTAGTAGAAAACGCAAATAAAACTTTCTTAGGAATAACAGACTTTATTGGAGGAGACTATACTAAATTCTCAAAGCCCACACTATAGACATATACAGTAAGAGATACGAATAATGATGTATATTTGTATTAATAAAGGTTGTAATGTATTATATCGTAGAAAAACAAGATCAGTTAGATAAATTAGAAGCCACCGAAAAGGCTTTTATTCAACTTATAGTAACTAATCCGCTATATCATCCTAAACTAGTCAGACCAAGCTTAGTATATTATAATAACGGTGAAAAAGGATATATACTAACCATTCACCACTCAGAAAGCTTTTCTTTAGATATAGAATCTATAAACTTATTTCTAAGCAAGCATAAGACCATATATCTAATAGACAAAAAGTATCATGCTTACCATCTTTCAGTATCAAACGCAGTAGACTTAAACTTAGTAGCATTAGATTCTAATAACGAAGTAAAAGAGTATAATTGCGACACTCAGTTTCATAGATCTTTTTATCAAAATAAGTCCGATCTAGTCAATGTAGACTACATCATTCCTATTTCAAAGCATTACGAGAAATGCGAGTGCTTTTATGATCAGATAAAGTATTTAATGGGATTAGAACTAGACACAAGCTTCGATAATCTGATCCTGGACGCATACCATTACGTAGAGCAGAACGGTATTGGAGTCATAGAAGAACACATTAAGAGTTTATACAGCATGCCAAACAGCGCGGGTGTGATAAATAAAGGCATTGCATACTCTTACTACAACTTATATAACTTAACAGGAAGACCAACAAATTCTTTTAAAGGAATAAACTTTCTAGCCATACCTAAAGAAGGAGACTACAGAAAACAATTTATACCAACAAACGATTATTTCGTAGAATTCGATTTTGACTCTTATCATCTTAGACTTATTGCTAAACTAGTAGGCGTAGAACTATCAAATTCAGAGTCTATTCATAAAATGCTAGCGAGTCAGTACTTTGAAAAGTCAACTAAAGACATAACAGAAGAAGAATACAAACAAGCAAAAGTAATTACATTTAGGCAACTTTACGGAGGAGTAGAACCTCAGTACTCACATATAGAGTTTCTTTCTTGTATGAGTTCTTATACTGATCAAGAGTACAAAAAGTATAAAGCTCAGTCCTCTTATGTTTTACCTACAGGCAGAATACTAAAAAAACATAGTACGATAACTAAACATAAACTTTTTAACTATATTTTACAAAACTTAGAGACTAAGACTAATGTAGAAAAAATCTTAAAAATAAAAGAGTATCTTAAAGATAAGAAAACCAAACTGATACTTATTACATATGATGCTTTTTTGTTCGACTTCTCTGTACAAGACGGAAAAGAAGCATTAATAGAAATAAAAGACATTCTTCAACAAGGAGAATTTCCAGTAAAACACACTTATGGAATTAATTACTCATTTTCGTAATAAACCCAATATTTATAACTACTAAAATAGGTTATGGAGCATCACAATATTATAAACTTAACACAAGATTCTTTGATGAATCGACTTTTCTGCAGCTTTACAAAAAAAGAAGATCTGGATAACAGACTTTACGAAATTGTTAGCGAGTACAAGATACTCTATAACAAAATATTCGTGATGTCTTCTCCTGATTCCGAAGAATACATGTGTACTTACAACATAGAAGTAGAAGGACCAAGTACTAAAATACTTCCTAATACGATACTTTTACACAGAAAAAAAGAAACTAATACGCTTTACACTATAAACGCCTTAAACTCTGTAGTAAAGTCTAAAAATAACGGTGTATTAGATAATTCTTATCAAATCGATTGGCAAGAGTATAAAAATTCGGTGCTACTTACACAGCCCGACGGAAGCTTGAGGAAGCTCAACACCGCAATTCACAAAATAGTGAACTTGTAAAATAAATTGTATTCTTTCGAAAAGAATCATTAGTTTTGTTAAAACAGTTATATTATGGATATAAGTCTCTTAAAGAAGAGGCTGGCCACTCTTCAAAACCCAAAAGGCCAGAGCAAAGAAAAATCCCAAACCATCTGGAGGCCAGGTATCGGCAAACACTCTGTAAGGATCGTTCCTTCTGTTTATGACAGATCGAATCCATTCAAAGAGATGCATGTGTACTACGAGATCTCAAATCGTATGATGCCAGCTTTATCTAATTGGTCGGAAGCAGATCCAATCCTAGAGTTTACAAAGAAGCTTAGGCAATCTTCTGAAAAAGACAATTGGCAATTAGCTAAGAAGCTTGAACCAAAGATGAGGGTATTTGTACCTGTAATCGTTCGAGGAGAAGAAGACAAAGGCGTTAGACTTTGGGAATTTGGTAAGCAAGTTTACATGGATCTTCTTGCTATTGCAGAAGACGAAGACGTAGGAGATTTTACCGATCCTATCGAAGGCCGTGATCTCACAGTCGAAACTCAAGGTAAAGAAACTACTGGTCTAATGTACAATACCTCTACGGTACGTATCAGGACCAAAATCACCCCACTTTCTGATAACGCAGAACAAGTCAAAGTATGGTTGAACACTCAGCCTAATCCGATGGAGCTCTTTAAAAAGTTCTCTTACGATGAAATGAAATCAGCTTTGTTGACTTATCTGAATCCAGAAGAGGAGATCAAAGAACAAGCAGATGCTGTTGAAACAAAACAAGCACCAGCTGGAGATCTTCCTTGGGAAAAAGAAGAGGATTCTTCCTCAGCAAAGAGTTTCACTCTTAGCACGAAAAAGACCGATCTTGATTCAAAGATCGACGATTTGTTCTCATTCTAATAAACCAAAAACATGGCAAAAGCAAGCGAAAGTTTAAACGCAAAGCTGTCTAGCGCGATTAACTCAAACTTCAATCTAGACAACTTTAAGAAATCAAAGAATCTATCTTCGACTTCTGTAAAATTTAAAGATCCTAAATGGATTCCGCTTTCTGAAGCTTTTAGTGATGGTTTACAAGTGCCAGGTATTCCTATTGGACACATTACTCTGCTTAGAGGACATTCTGATACAGGAAAAACTACCGCCTTACTCGAGGCGGCAGTTTCCTGTCAGAAGATGGGGATACTCCCAGTCTTTATAATCACAGAGATGAAGTGGAGTTGGGAACACGCAAGGCAGATGGGACTTCATTACGAAGAAGTATCGGATTCAGACGGGGTAGTTAGTGATTACAAAGGCAACTTTATCTTTATCGATAGAGAAAAGCTAAACTGTATAGAAGACGTAGCAGCATTCATTGCAGATATATTGGACGAACAGAAAAAAGGAAACCTTCCATTCGATCTTTGTTTCTTTTGGGACTCTGTAGGATCCATTCCTTGTAAAATGAGTATCGAAAAGTCGTCTAACAATAATGAGTGGAACGCAGGAGCAATGTCTCAACAGTTTGGTAACTTTATCAATCAGAGAATCATCCTTTCAAGGAAGGAAAGCCAACCTTATACGAACACTTTAGTAGCGATCAATAAGATTTGGGTAGCGAAACCTGAAACTATTATGAGTCAGCCAAAAATGAATAACAAAGGTGGAAACACAATGTACTTTGATTCTTCTATGGTTATCACATTCGGTAATATCATAAGCTCTGGCACAAACAAAATCAAAGCTACAAAGAATGGTAAGGAAGTAGAGTTCGCTAAACGAACTAAAGTTAGCTGTGACAAAAATCACATTACTGGAGTAACTGCAGTAAGTAAGGTAATTATGACTGTGCATGGATTCATTAAGGACACACCTAATGAACTCGAAAAGTACAAAAAAGCTCACAGTGCAGAATGGCCT